GCCTGTCGCTCGCGGTCGAGCGCCTGCGTCATCTCCTGTGCCGAGATGGCGCCGAGCTTGTGCGCCCGCTGGATTTCGCCAATCGACGCCTCGTAATCGCGCGTGGCTTTCGCCAACGGCTGATACTTCAGCGTGAGCCGCTCGACTTCCATGCGGAAGGCGCGCACATGCTCATCCTGCGCTCCGAAGGAGCGGCCGAGATCATCGATCGGGGGCTTGAGCCTGTCAGCGCCCTGCCCTGCCTTACCAAGCGCGCCGCCAAGCTGCTCGACCTCGTTCTCAAGCTTCCCAACAGCCTGTTGAGTGCGGCCAGCGGCTGCCGTCAGATGATCGAGGTCAGCCGCCCCTTTGACGGCCGGCGAACTGTCGATCTTGAAACCAAGGGTCGCTTCAGACATCGGCTATCACTTCTTGCTGGGGAAAAGCGCATCGAAGAGGCGCGCCGTAAGCGGGCGCTCTGACACTTTCGGCTTTTCTGCCTCGGGCTCATCCTTCGGCGCCATGATTTCGCGGCGCTTCAGGTCCATTGCGAGGATGGCATCGAGCTGCCACTGCTTGAGGACGAGGCCGCGAAGCCTCGCCCATTCTCCAATTGCCTGAAACCCAAGGGCGTTGGGCCCATAGCCGTTCCCGGTACGCTGGCTGTCCAGCTCTCGGAACCACCACCAGACCTGCTGTCCGGCGGCGGGGATAGCGAGCTTCTTACCTTCGTGCTGATCGACGATAAGCTTGCAGAGCCGGTCGATCAGCCTTTGGTAAAAGAGCCGCGGCGAACCGCGCGAACCTCTACCTGCTCACGGATGATCCGGAACTTGGTGTAGAGGTTGCGGACATTCTCCTCCGAGAAGGGCACAACACTGCCCCCGATCTTCGGATTTGGCGACCAACTCATCGTTGCCTTTGCGAGGATGGCGACGATGCGGGTGTCGCTGTCATCTTCCCGCGCTTCTCCGAGGCTTTCGCGATCGGCCGCAGCCTTGGCGAACTCCGCGGCAACATCGCGCACCGCCTTCTGCATCCGGTCACTATCGGGTCCGACGACGCGGATCTTGAGGCCGATCGGCTTGGCCTGCTCGTTCAGGATATCGATCTCGATACCCTCCTCCTGGGATTGGACGAGGGCTTCGAGGCCGGAAAGGTCGACAAACTCTTCAGCCATTACGCACCACCTGCAGGAGCAACCGTCAGAACGGCGCTGTTGATTTCGACATTGCCCTGCAGCAGGCGAGCCGTGTTGGCGCCGCCGCCGTTCTCCTGGGCGGTCATGACGATGCCGTAGAAGTACTTCGTCGTTCCCGTCGGCGCGGTCGTGGCGGTATGGGTGCCCGACTGTGTACCGCTGGTGGCGATCGCTGCCCCGCCCGGAGTTGCCGCGACCTGAAAGTCGTTCGCAGACGGGCTGACGACGTAATAGGTGGTGCCAGCCGTGAGGCCCGTCGCCAGCGCGCCAGTCGTCGAGAACTTGACCGGAGTGCCGGCGGCGAGGCCATGAGCATTCCAAGAGATCACGCCAGGGGTTGCGACGGTGATCGTGACGGTCGACGTTTTCGCTGGCGGCGCGTCGTCGAAGGCGAGCTTGAACGGGTAGTTATAGTCGGTCGCCTCGGCCGCGATCATCGCGATCTGGCCGGCGTCGTTCGGCAGGATGATGAAGTTGTTCTGCATCGAGCCCGCATTGCGCGTGCCCTTAGCCTTCAGGTCGCGACCCGAAGAGATGATGGATTCGGTGATCAGTGCCGCAGCGTCGCCGATTGCCCCCATCGTCTGCCATCCCTTGATTTCGGTAAAGGTCGCCGAGGTGAACAAGGATTCGACAATGTCTGCATCATCCGGGACGTCATTGACTGCCGCGCCGATATAGATTTTCGCACCGGCGACCGGGTAAAGCTGAGCCATAGCTCATTCCTTTCTGTCTGATTGCGCTTGCCGAAGGCGCAGGAACGGCAGGCCAATCAGGCCGGAACTTGCGGGTAGCAACGCCACCGGGTGGTGACGGGTATGTTGTGGTGGGTGTCCCCTGTCACGAGGACGCCAATTTCCGGATCCTCGTCGATCCGCACTTGCGTGTCGGTCCGGAACAGCATTGTGCCGCGGCGGAAGTGCGCGCGAAGCTGGCCGGCGAGATTGTATCCGTCGACGATCGCCGAACCTTTCGGCCACATGACATTGGTGCGCATAAAGCCTTGCCGGATCGGGTCCATGACAAGCGACAGGTCGGTCTCGATCGAGCGATTGAAGTGGACCTCGACCGAAACGAACTTGCTCTGTGCTGTCGGCGCGAAAGGCACCCCAGGCAGGACGATGGTCACACCGGCCGGCGGGACAAACGCCTGGGCGCGAAGCACCAGCGCCTGATAGATTTTCATTTCCACCGTATCAGCCATCTGTTACCTCTAGGCCTATGGCCGACAAAGCACTCAGCGATACCGAGGTGTATGACCTCTTGCACGAAGCGTTGTCGCTGCTTCTCAATAAGACGGTTGAGACCGAGAACGGCCGGCAGGTTCTTTCCGCCGCGATCCGCGATTTAGACATCCTGCAGCGCGCCCTGCTCATCATGTCCGAGGGCTCGAACCCGCTTCAAAGCGACCGCGAACCTTCGCCTCAGCTTCCTTGACCGTCTGCGGCCAGGTCTGGGCCTCAGCTTCGACAAAGCCGAATCCCTGCTGATTGAAGACGCGCCCGAGGCTGTCCTGCCCGACGAAGCCGTAATTCATGCGGGGGCCGTAGGCCGCCTGAAATCCCAGATAGAGCGTCTCGCCGACATCGAGGTTCGAGATGATCAACTCGATCTCTCCACTCTGATCCGGATATTCCCTCTCGCCCTCATCGATGCGTGGCATTGTCGAAGTCGATGCCATCAGCGAGTTCTTCAGGTTGCCGGTATCGACCGGGATGCGTCCACCCTCCGCAACCGATCTCCGAACGTTATTCGCGACCATCTGCGCCGCGGTGCGCAGGACAGCCGCTTCTCGTTCCTTCTCCGCCTGCACCCATTCCGACACCTGGGCGGCAAAGCTCAGATTGTTCTCAGCCATTATCGGCCTCGCGATCTCGCGTATTCCTCGGCAAAGTCGAAGTTATATTCGACGTGGCAGCGGCAACCGATGATCTCGGCGGCGCCGGCGCCGAGGCTGGTATCGCCTGGGAAGCGCATCATAGCTCCTGATGGCGACTGAAAAGGCAGGTCCATGCCGGTTACCTCTTCAGCATTCAGAACCTGGTGCGTGTGGCGGACACGGCCGTCGCTGACCGCACGCCACCGACGGGTGACCATGCTGGCATCGCGGCCGGCGCGGTCCAGTCCCTGCTGATAGGCTTCATGCTTCGCGGCGTGGACCGATGATTGCGTTTCCGTGCGCGCGATCGTCTGGGCCCGAAGCTGGACATAGCGGTCCGCCAGTCGGCCGGTGATCTTCTGGACGGCGTCGGCCGGAAGCGACTTGCCCTCGCGAATGGCCTTGGCGACCTGCCGGTCGAACCGTTTGTCGCGGCGCGTCAGGGTCAGGTAGTGCTTCATGCCCTCTACGTCGCCCAAGAGGAGCGCCGTGCGCGCGTTCTCGACCGTGCGGGCAAGCTGCGACGTCATGCCCAGCAAACCGCCCTCACGGCGTCCGGTGACCCGGTTCACGCGGCCGGCGATGTCGAGAGCAATCGTGTTCGGCCCCTGCCCCTTGGCATAGCCTGCTTCGATCCGCTCGCGGGCCATCTGCTTCGTGTCTTCGGTCACATGCGTGATCAGCGTCGATGAAGCTTCCCGGATGATCTGCTCGGCACGCTGGTTCTGCACGTCCCACCTGAAGACGACGCGGCCGCCAAGAGGATCGCGGAGCCGGGGCATGAACTCGGTAACGAGAACCCCGCCCTGATTGAATGCCTGCCATACCGCCTCAGAAAGAGACCTGAACGCGGCCGGGTCGATGTGCAACGCTGCAATCGCGCCTTCGATGTCTCTGCGCTCCAGCCGCTCGACGACTTCACGAAGCACGATCTCGGATTTGATGTCCTCGATCGCCTCTCGAAAGGCCTTCTCCATTGCTGGGGAAAGCTCCTCGATGAGCGCGTCGAGTTGCTGGCGAAGAGAGGCCAAGGCTTATCGCCCCTTGCGATGGGCAAAGGTCCGCTGCTCGGCAAGCGCCTTCTGGACACCTTCCTGCACAAGCCGACGAACACGCGCGTCCCCATCAGCGCCCGTGATCATGACGCTGACCTGTTGGGCTTGACGGAGGGCGACGTCTGTTGCGGGCATGGCGCAAGGTTTCGGAAAGCCCTCCACGCGCTCACCGACGAGAATGGCCGCGGGAGCAGCTACGGCGCCGCCGACGGCAAAGCCGAGAAACGAGCGCCGGTTCATTCCTTGTCGCCCTTCTTCGCGGCAACCTTCTC